GGTCATCTGAAAGCTCTGAAATAATCTAGCGTCAGTTGACATAAGTAGTTAACAAGTTAATTATAATAGGTATATAAGGTTAACAAAAAAACACTATGTTAATAAGTTTAGCTGAATTAGCAATGCTTAAAAATGTGTCTAGGGCTGCGGTTACAAAGAAAATTAAATCTGGAAAATTAGAGGGTGCAGTAGTTAACCACAATGGTAGAAAAATGGTTAACAAAGAAGAAGCTTTTAGATTATGGGATATGGCTGATACAAGAACTGTTACAACTGTAAAAAAGGAACTTAAAGAAAAAATAGATAGTTTGCCTTCTGATTTAATACCAGATTTTGCAGAAAGTAAAGCTAAAAGGGAGTTTTATTTAGCAGAGTTAGCAAAGTTAGATGTAGAAGAAAAGAAAGAACAATTAGTTAGTGTTGATGAAATTAAAAAAAGCAGTTTTGCAAAAGCTAGATCTATAAGAGAAGCATTGACTAATTTAGCTGATAGATTAAGTCATCAGTTAGCAGGTGAAGATGATGCAACTGTTATACATAATTTATTATCTACAGAACACAGAGAAGCACTAGAGAACTTAGCACAATGAACGCATGGGAAGAGGGATTTTTAGCAGGATTAAAACCAGAGAAACCATTATCTGTTAGTGAATGGTCAGATACTTATAGAATCCTGTCTAGTAAGGCTAGTAGTGAACCAGGCAAATGGAGAACAAGTAGAACACCATATTTAAAAGAGCCTATGGATTGTTTAGGTACACAAAGTCCTATACAACGTGTGGTGTTAATGTTTGCAGCACAAACAGGCAAAACTGAGGCACAAAACTGTTGGTTAGGTTATGTGATAGACCATGCGCCAGCACCTATGTTACTTGTACAACCTACTGTGGAAATGGGTAAAAGATTAAGTAAGCAAAGATTAGAAAGTATGATAAATGATACACCTTGTCTAAATGAAAAGATTGCACCTGCTAGAACAAGAGATAGCGGTAATACATTATTTAGTAAAGAATTTCCTGGTGGCATGATGTTAATTACAGGAGCAAATTCAGCAACAGGACTACGATCAACACCATGCCGTTATATAAGTTGTGATGAAGTAGATGCGTTTCCATCAGATGCGTCAGGTGAAGGTGATCCTGTAGCTCTTGCGGAAAAGAGGGCAACAACATTTAGTACACGTAAAAAAGTATTACTTACATCTACACCTACTATTAAGGACTTTTCAAGGATAGAAGCAGAATATTTAGCAAGTGACCAAAGGTTATATTATGTACCTTGTCCGATTTGTGGTGAGTATCAAGATTTAAGGTGGAAACAATTACAAAAAGAAGATGTAAATAATGTGAAATATAAATGTATACATTGTGATGGTTTATTTGATGAAAGTCATAAAACAAAAATGCTTAGAAAAGGAGAATGGAGAGCTAATAAAGAAGGTGATGGTATAACTGCAGGTTTTAGATTAAATGGTTTATATAGTCCATTAGGCTGGTTTAGTTGGAAAGAAGCAGTTATGGAATTTAATAAGGCAAAAGGGGACGCACCATTAATTAAAACATTTGTTAATACACGTTTAGCAGAAACATTTGAAACAGATTATGTAAGTGCTATGAGTGCTGAAGGATTGTTAAAAAGATGCGAGAGTTATGAACAGGCTACGTGTCCAGATGGTGTGTTGTTTCTTACTCAAGGTGTTGACTGTCAGATAGACAGATTAGAAGTTAGTACATGGGGTTGGGGTAAATATGAAGAGTCATATCTTATAGATCATGTACAGCTATGGGGTGACCCACATCAAGCAGAAGTATGGAAGCAACTAGAGATAGTAATAAATCAACAATATGAACATGAAAATAGCAAAAGTCTAGTACCTGTTATTACTGCTATCGACTCAGGTGGTTTACATACATCAGAGGTATATCAGTTTGCTAGAGAAAAAGTTGCACAGGGAGTTATTGCTGTAAAAGGACAATCACAAGCTAATAAGCCTGCAATAGGTAGACCTACAAGAGTTGATATAAATTTTAGAAAAAGAAATAAAGCTATAAAAAAAGGTGGTTTAGTATATCCATTAGGAGTTGATACTATTAAAAATACTTTAATGGGTAGATTAAAGAATAATAAAATAGGTAGTGCTGGCTATATACATTTTCATGCAAGTACAAGCGAAGAATATTTTAAGCAGATAACAGCAGAAAGACAGATATTAAAAACAAATAAATCAGGTTTTCAAGTTCCACAATGGGTAAAAAAAGGTAATACAAGAAATGAATGTTTAGATACTTGGGTATACAGTTACGCTGCGATGTGCTTTTATATAAGTAAATTTAATAGAAATACAGTGTGGCAACAATTAGAAAATAAAATCAATAAAGCTGATAATGTAGATAAGCCTAAAAGAGCTACAATAAAGACAGCACCTAAAAAAGATTTTGTTAATTCTTGGTGAAGCTAATGTTTAAATCTGACTTGCCTAGTATTATTGTTGCTGGTACTACTATTGAATGGGTAGATGAAGCCACAACTGCTGGTATTAATAAAAGTATTACAAGTCCTGATTGGACATTAGAATATTACCTTAGAACTAATACAGCTAGTGAAGGACATACTGTACAAGGTACACAATATTCAAACAGCACAGGTTGGCAGTTTACAATAAGTGCTACTGACAGTGCAGCATTTGCTGCAGGAAATTGGTATTGGGCTGCTAGAGCATTTAAAAGCGGTGAAGTTTTTGAACTAGGTACAGGTGAGCTAGAGGTAAAACAATCATTACAATATTCTGGTACACCTGCTGCTATAGACAATAGAACACAAACAGAAAAAGATCTTGATGCTGTTGAAGCTGCTATTAGGGCTATGGTTGCAGATAAGGCACAGGAATACAGTATTGGTAATAGAACATTTAAAAGAATAGATATAGACAAGTTAAGAGAATTAAGGGCTGAATTAAAAAGTAGAGTTGCTAGTGAAAAGAGGTATAGTTTAATAAGTCAGGGTCTAGGTGACCCTAAAACACTTTATGTACGCTTTTAAGGGGGTTAAATGGGCTTAAGAAACGCTTGGAAGGGCTTATTTACATCTAATAACGACTTAAATAGCCGTAGAAATAGGTTAAAAAGGATGTATGCAGGTGCAAGAGTAGATAGAACAAACCTTAGTTGGATTACACCTTTATCTTCACCAGATCAAAGTTATAAAAATTCTATTGAACTACTTAGAAAAAGAGTACATGATTTAGTACGTAATAATAATTATGCAGCACAGGCAGTTAGATATGCAACTAATCAAATAGTTGGACAAGGTGTAACTATGCAAGCACAGATAAAAAGTCAGCGTGGCGGTACACCTAATACAAGACTAAATGAATCTATAGAAAGTGAATGGAGTAGATGGGGTAGAAAAGATAGCTGTGATATACGTGGTGTTTTATGTTTTTCTGAAATGGAAAGACTTGCAGTAAGGTCAATGATAGAAAGTGGAGAATGTTTTATTGTTATACATAGAAAAGCATATGGCAGAAGTAAAATTCCTTTTTCATTAGAAATATTAGAAGCTGAACAGTTAGATGCAGATTATAAAGGTTTAAAAAAAGACAACAAAAATGTATGGAGGTTAGGTATTGAAATAAGTCCAGAAGGTAGGGCTGTCAGTTATGCGTTTTTAAAAAAACATCCCGGTGATACTACATTTGAAAATCCTATAAAAGAAAAAAGACATATTATTGTACCTGCTAAAGATGTAATACATTTATTTATGCCACTAAGACCAGGTCAACATAGAGGTGTACCATTTTTAGCTAGTGCAATAAATCATTTACATCAGTTAGATGGCTACATAGAAGCAACTGTTGTAGGTCAACGTGCAAGTTCTGCATTAATGGGATTTATTACAAGTCCAGAAGGTGAATTAGATGCAGGTGGTGAGGTATTTGATTATGAACGTGTAAGTGGCTTTGAACCTGGTGCTTTCAAATATTTAGCACCTGGAGAATCTATTTCTGTACCTGATTTAGATAAAGCTAATGGTGAATTTGAACCCTTTGTAAGGGCTATGCTTAGAAGTATGGCAAGTGGTTTAGGTTGTAGTTTTGAGGCTATAAGTTCTGATTATTCACAATCTAATTACAGTAGTAGCAGATTAGCAATGATGCAAGATAGAGATCATTGGAGAACTATACAAAAAATGTTAAAAGAAACTTTTTATCAGCCTATTTATGAGTACTGGTTAGAGATGGCTGTACTAAGTGGCACATTATCTTTGCCTACATATTCAACAACACCAGAAGTATATGAAAAAGTTAGATGGGTTTGTAGAGGTTATAGTTATGTAGATCCACAGAAAGAAGTGGCTGCTATGAAAGATGCAGTTAGGTGTGGATTCAAAACATTAACAGATGTTGTTAGTGAAAATGGTGGTGATATAGAAGAACTACTAATAGCTAGACAAACAGAACTAGCAAAACTAGATGAAATGAATATTATTACAGATAGTGACCCATCAGCTACAAATAAATCTGGTGGTAGTCAATATAAACCTATTAATACTGTAGATCCTTTTGGTGATACTGATGCACCTACAGGAGAAGATGCAGAAAACGTAGCAGAGGGTTCAGATGGCAGTTATTAATGGCACAGAAATAGATCTTATGCCTACAGCAGGTATGAGAGAAGAAGCACAGAGATATAGAGATTGGAAATCAGAAGGTGAGGCTGGTGGTACAGAAGTTGCACGTAGAAGGGCAACACAAATATTAAGTGGTAATGAATTATCTCCTGATGTTGTTATACAAATGTCAGCATGGTTTGCAAGACATGAAGTAGACAAGCAGGGTGAAGGTTTTTCTCCTGGTGAAGATGGCTACCCTAGTAATGGTCGTGTTGCATGGGCTGCATGGGGTGGTGATGCAGGTAAAAGTTTTTCTGATGCAAAATCAGCTAGAATAAAAGAATTAAGAAACAATGATGCC